AAAATAAGTATCTATCCAAGCCGTTGCGTTTATCAAATCTAAGTCAGTAATTGAGTTCTCATATCCCCTAAAACTTCTACGATAATACTTAACTAATAGCTTTCTTCTAATTTCGTTATAGCTTCCTATATCTGGAGCGTAAAGTAGGTGTCTTAACCCAAATACTTCTGATTGATAGAATAGTATTTCAAGCCCAAACTCGGTTTTTCCACTTGCAGGAGTTCCTGTTATATCTGTTACGCCATCCAAAGCAAACTGAAATACCCCATTTAAGCACTCAAAGCCTGCGTAATTCATTCCCGCTCCACCCGTCTTATGGAATACTTCAAAGTCTTTGCGTTTAGCGTTGTAATCAATTATTTTTACATTCATTAAAAACCCCTTTCTTTAAATTCACGAATTTTGCGCTCGGTTTCGGTTTCTTCTGTATTGATGTTAAACTTTAATTTACCTTGAAGTTCATCTTTACTTGCCCAGCCTTGAATAGCTTTTGCCCAATTAACATATTTGTTACCTTCTCCAGAGTATCGCTCGGCTGCTTCGTAGTAGTGTTTAAGTTTTTCTTTACTCCAATCTGGAAAGGTGTTTTTAAATTCGTTTTTATCAAAGATTAAAGATTTATCAAAAGAGATTTTTACGGGTGTATTTACTTTCTTTTCCTTTCCTTTCCTTTCCTTTATAGCATTGCTATCGCATTGCGTTTGTAATGCGTTCGCATTGCGTTCGCTTAAGTTCCATCTATTAAACGCTGATTGTCTGGCTTTATCACTTTTACTATTTCTTTCATTAAGTCTTCTTTGAACAGATAAAGAGCCAAAAAAACCACTATCAAAAGTAAATAATTCGTAATCATTTATAATTGAAATTAAAACATCCTCATTGCACTTTAAATCAAACGCTATGCACTCGTAATCCGTTGGCAATGCGTTCGCATTATTATACAAATCTTCTATTAAAGCCCAATATAAACCATAACCTAAAAACCCGTGTTTTGATATTAATTTTTTAATCTTAATATCGTTTCTTGCATTATAATCGTGTGAGAAGTAAAAAGTATCTTTTGCCATAATTAATACCCCTCATTAAAAAGAATTTTACCAATAGCATAAAACCTTGCACTTGTACTCATTGACCTAAGATAAGACCCGAAATCATTTAATTCTAACTTAGTCTTTGCTACATTGTGCCAATGCTTACCTAAGCCAAAAAATACATTACTATAACAACTTTCTATATTGTTATTAGTAAATGTTTGTTCAATAAATGTTTTAACGCCTCTACTATCTAAATTATTTAATAGTTCAATAGATGCCAAAATAAATTGCCTACTATTTTCATAAGCAGAATATTTTGTTATTAATTTTTCAATGGTTTCTTGTTCCATATAGATTAAAAAAAGCAGTAAGCCGTTCGGGGTGCATCCCTACTAAGCTACTGCTTTGAATGTTTTTTTAACTAAATTGGTAATGCACTACCAAATAAACTGATACAAAAATACTACTTTAAACCATACTTTATTAAAGAGTTTTTCACATTTTTGTCTTTTACGATTTTGTACTCGTAATAGCACACTCGCTTGCCAAACTTTGATTTAGTTACCTTTTCTCTGTGAAGGATGTTGAAGTGTTCTCTTAACTCTCCTACTCTGGTGCTTAGTTTAATTGTACCTGCGTGTTTAAATGCCGTAATAGGGTCAGTCCATCCCTCTAATAATAAGAGGATAATTTGTTGCTTTTGTGATGTTGCTTTCATTGTTTGTTATTTAATTGCGTTCCCAGCGATTTGTTTTAATACTACAATTGCATTGATGTAGTTTTCAAAACTTGTGTCCATAGTGTATATTCTGCCTAATGCCTCTTTCATCTTTTGTATTTCAGCCATTAACCCATCTATTGCAGCGTTTTTTTCTAAAACTTGCTCGTCAACCGTTTTGTGGTAAAGTTCATGTTCTGATATTAATTGTTTCATGCTTACAATTAACAAATCTTTTTCTGCTATTTCGACTTTCAGCTTTTCTTTCTCTTCTTCTGCTACAATTAATTTAGCTGTTTTATCGGCATAATTCTTTTGCATTTGTTTTAGTGCTTCTATTTCTAGCTTAGGGTCAGGAATGTCAGATAGTCCTAGATAGGATAGTAGTTCTTTGCAGCCTTTAGTATAGGCAACTTTTTTAGCCATTGTTCTATTACAAGCAGTAACACTAAGCCCTTTTTGTTTAGGCCAGCTTTTGTTTCTACTTTTCTCAATCCATTTTTCTATTGGTGTTGTTTCTTTTTCCATGATTTATTGTTTAAATTGTATAAATTTTTAATTGGGTGTTAAATTTTGCTCTTAGTTCAATTCTCTTTTCTGTTGAGTAAACTTCTTGCTTTGGCATTGATTTGTTGATGAGTTTGGCTACTCGGATAAATTCTTTAAGTTCATCCTTAGTCCAATTTAAACCACGATACATAGTCGGGAGGTCGTGCAGTAAGTTGTAAATTTCTTCGCCATAAATTCTTTCAATGCTTTGCCCGTACTTGCTTAGATTGCCGTTCTGGAAGCGATTGCAGTACTTACACTGACTTGATAGATTCCAAAGGTGGAAGGTACATTCACTTGCGCTATTCTTGCTCTTATGGTGGTAGTGTCCTGCTTCCATGTGCTGCTTAAGTACTCCGCAACTGATACAAGGCTGCCCGTAATCAATTGCTCTGATTAACTTATTTATCTCGGTTTGTAGCTTATGTCTAAGGTCGGATGTAGTTTCTCTCGCTTCTTCCAAAATTGCGTTGTTTTTAGCTTGTGCTTTGGCTTTTAGTTGCATAGTTAACTCATAGGCACAGGTTACTCCGCACACTTGCTGAAGAGGTCTTTTAGGTTGGAAACCGCCTCCACATACTTTACACGATTTCTGTTTGCGTGGCATATTAAAATAGGGTTACTTGTTTTTCTTCCTTAAATCTTGAATTAGCCTCTTTTAGATTTAAAATAGCCTGCTTGTAGTAACTATCTTTTAATTCAATTCCTATCGCTTTTCGGCCTAAAGAAATAGGGCTAAAAACCTCACTACCTACACCCATAAACGGAGTTAAAACAACTTCATCAGGATTAGAGTATAACTCCACCAATCTATCAATTACATCTAATTGTAGCGGATGTACGTGCTTTTCGTCATCCTCTTCTTTTGAATCTCTAAACGGTAGCACGTTGTCTATTCTAATGTCATCCCAAACGCTCGAGGCGTAACGCTGCCAGATATAATGATTTAACTTTGTGATTTTGTCGGACTCATTAATCTTGTTAAGGTGTTCCCAAAGTTGTTCTTCATTTAAATTAGCTTCGTTTGCGTTGTTCCAGGCTCTTAGAATGTTTGGTAAAATTGGCGTTTCCCCTGCATAGGTATTGATTCCAAAAGGATGTGTTACTGGCACTTGGTTATCGCCTTTTTTTGTAAACACTAAGACGTAATCAGGCATTGCGGTAAAACACTTTGTAGAATCTTCTACTATAAATTTGTGCATTAAAGATTGAACCATTGTACGCATACGAACTTTTAAAGGTTCTTTCCAGATTGTAATTCTGTTTCTATACTCAAATCCGTGCCTTTCGTGGATTTTAATAATTTCATTAGGGAAATCCCACAATCTACAAGTATTGTCAAATACATCTGTGCAATGTACAGCAGTAATTCTACCAGCTTTTGTTACCCTTGAAATTTCTTTTACCAAATATTCGTATTGAACTAAAAATTGTTCTTTGCTTTCACAATTACTAAAATCATGTTCACTAGAGCTGTAATTATACAACCCTGCAAAAGGAGGTGAATAAATAGAAAGGTCAATGCTTTCATTTGGGATAGTTGGCATTACTAACATACAATCTGAATTGTAAATTGAGTATCTGTCAGTATGTAACTGGTCTTTTACGTTGTTTTCCATGTTATAAAAATTTTGGTGTTAAAATTGGTTTGTTAAATTCTTTTGTTATGTTTTTAAATGAGTTGTTTACGTTCTCTGTCAATGATTTATGTAATTGGATAGCCTTTTCTGTTTTTTGCTCTAGAGCTTCTATAACCCTTGTTTGGCCGTCAGATATAACCATGTCAATTGTTACGTCATTTTTTTGTCCAAATCTCCAAAACCTCCTAATAGCTTGGTAGTATTGTTCATAACTCCATGTAGGGAAGAAAACAGAATGATTACAATGTTGCCAGTTTAACCCCATACCCGTCATTTTAGCTTTAGTTATTAACCTTTTTATTTCTCCATTAGCAAAGGCTAAAAGTATTTCTTCTTTTTTCTCAATAGATTGACTTCCTATTATTTCAACCGCTTCTTTATCCATTGACTTAAGTAAGCCACTTTCGTTGTTTGTATTGCACCAATAAACAGATAACTTACCATTAGACAATTCTACGGCCTTTTCGCACCTTTTTAACTCGGTTTGCTTTTGCTCATGTCTAACTTCGGTCATTGATTTGGCAATAGGTGTAAACATTTGAACTTGGCCGTCAATAGTTATAAGGCTTTGGTTTTGCACCTTGTGCTTATTTACAACTAAATTAGGGAGATTGTATCTATCATTTGAAAACCCTAAATCACTTGGCATTTTTACCATAATAGCCCATTGATTAACCCAAGCAAAAAAGTCTTTTTCTCCGTGAGGTTTTAAGTAAAACTTTTCGCCAATGTTTCTATTATTAGAATCTACGCTATTTTGATTGTTCTTAAAAAACTTGGTAAGCATATCCATATAACCCATATAGCCCAAAGCCTCGCTACTTGTTCCTAATTCTATAAAATCATTCGGGGATGGGGTTGCTGTGCTTAAGTATCTATAAGGAATCTTTTTTACAAAAGAGTTTACTTGGTTTTTTATTTTGCCGTCAAAATTCTTAAGTATTGAACTTTCATCCAAAATAACCCCTTCAAAATCTTGCGAGTTAAAATAGTGTAAGCGCTCATAATTACATATAACTATTTTCTTGGTGTGCTTTCCGTCTTTGGAATATTCTATATCGTCAATTCCAAGTTTATCAGCCTCTAATATAAATTGAAAGGCAACAGCTAAAGGAGTTAATATCAATACTTTTTTATTAGTGTGCTGAATGATGTTTTTTGCTATTGCCAATTGAATTAAAGTTTTACCCAGTCCAGTATCAGCAAATATTGCCATTCTACCCTTTTTTATAGCTTTCTCAATTATATGATTTTGAAAGTCAAAAGCTATATTAGGAAAATAATTTGGCTCAAATCCAAACTCCCCTAACAAATGTCTTTTGCTTTGTAAAAATTCTTGGTATGTCATTGTTGTTGTTCTTGTTGGTTTAAATGTTTATCAAATCGTTGTTTAGTGCTGATAGTCCTTGCATCTTTGATTTGCAATAGGTCGGCTATCTTATTCTTGGCGTGTATTATAGTTGCGTGGTCACGGCTTCCGAACTTCTTTGCAATTGAAATTAAAGTCAAGAATCCTGTTTGATGTAGTAGGTAAATCATATAGTGTCTAACTGCTATTACATCTGCCTTTCTTGAACTACTTATTAAATCGTGGTTAGTCATTCCAAACTCAAGGTAAGCTATGTCGAATAGCTGATTTACATAGTCGCTATCTATATTGCTTGACTTCCAGAGTTGTCGCTCGTGTTCTATATTGAGATTGTGCTTCCTAACAAGGTACTCAATGAATGAAGTTTTTGGTGAGGTCATTGTTGTTGTTGTTATTGTCAAGCTATAAACTTACTTTTTTATGAATAAGTAAATCTATAACTTGACAAAATAAATTAATTATCCTAAAACTACCTTCCAAACATTGACCGAATTAAACCATTTTCCGTTAAACTCTCGGCTCTCCAGATTTATTGATGCGGTTATTGAATCGCCTTGTTTTAGGTTTTGAAGGGTCTGAATTAACTCCGATTTAGTTGCGCTTAGTGCTAACTTCTTTTGGTAATTGCCTTCGCTAAACTCGATAACAATAGTGAGTTTTTGCCAATCCTTGCCCGCTTTTGTGATTCCTGATTCTAAAGGTAGCTTTGCTACCAATGTTCCTTTGATTTCCATTATAATATATTTTTAAGTTTATTCATTAATTCAGTTGCTATTTCTACTTTTTCAAGAATAGCGTTTATCCTCTCTTGGTTGCGTTCAATTACAACAATGTGTATTTGTCTACTCTTAAGTTTAAATCGTGGGTCAAACGATAAGAAATAGCACTTATCACGCTCACATAAGTACATATTAGCTTGCATCTGGTCGTAATACTTTGGCAATTGGTCTTGGAAGT